GATGAGGGGATGTGCGGCCCGCTGCCTGACGATGAGGAAACCACCGGATACCCGGCGTACTGTTCCGGGGCACAGTTTGCCACCTCTGCAATGGGTACTAACCTGAACGTCCGGTCACAGGGCGCGACTGTGCAGGCCAGTCTGGATGCACCGGACAGTCTTGCAGCGCAGGCTATGATCTCTGGTAACGGTCGCGGCACGATCGCATTCTCGTCAATCAACATGGCGGGGATCGGGAACACCTCGGCGTTAGGATACCAGAACAGCGTTAAGCAGTCCATAAGGGCTGACGGCAACCCGTTCGCGGTAAGTGCCGGGTTCCAGTGGAGCAGCTTCGCCGGGCTCTGGAACGAACCTGCAGAAGATGAACTCCCGGAGGAGACCGGGTGACCAAACCACAACACAACAAACCGAGAAGGAAATGATCATGATCGAAATTCCACCCGCAATCATGGAGAGCCTTTGGGCGCTACTCCTGGCACTGGTCGCAGCCATAATCGCGTACCTTGAGAAGAAAGAGAAAGATGAAGTTGTAGAAGAGAAGGCCAAGATCGAATCATTCTATGACCCGCAGACCGGCAACACCCCGGCACCTGAATCTGTCCCGGGCCGCGCCTGGAAGATGAACGAGGAAACCAAGAAGTTCATGATCCACGGCGAGAGCGAAGCTGACCAAGCGAAACTACTCTCGCAGGTAGAAGTTGCGGAAGCTGAGGGGAAGACGGACTACTTCATCAGCTATTCCAAGGGTTGGTATCACATCAACTTCGGGCTGATCATGGGTAGCGCGAGGGGCGGGTAGAAACCCCCCCGATCACCTCCATATCACGCCCGTGCCGTAACGGTAGCGGAACCTCCTGATACGGGGTGCGTGCAGGTTCGATTCCTGCCGGGCGTATCACCCGCGGCGACAAAGACCGCCCGGGCGCATAGGGGGTGCTCACCCCCTTTCCTAAACAAGATTAGTACTAAACGAGGCAGGGAACATACGCATGTCACTTCACGACACCTTGGATCGGTTATCCTCCTACTCATCAGGCAGGATTTTTACGAATACCATAGCTCGTATGCGGGTCAGCTCCGCACCCTGCATTCCAGAAAATACGGAGATCATTTGAATGAAACAGACCTGTGATACGTGCATGTGGTATCGTCCTATCTTTAACGGCGCATTATCAGGCACCTGTCACCACGATCCGCCGGTTGCCGGACACGGTTGGCCTCGCGTCAGAGGAGTCGACTGTTGCCGGGTACATCGGATCAAACATAGGTTCCAGTCATCATGAAGAAAATATTGATACTGTCAGATCTACACGTCGGTTCGTTATGGGGGCTCTGGCCACCTTCTTTTTCAACAGTAGACGCCCGGACCGGCGACACCCTGAAATTTATTCAAAACAAGACGCAAAAAGGACTCTGGAAACATTGGGAGAAGATGTTGCGTGAGGTCCCCGACCCGGAGATCATCATCCTGAACGGCGATCTCATTGACGGGTTGGCATACCGGGACAAGGGCCGCGGACTCGTGACGCCAAACCTGACATGGCAGGCTGAAGCGTGTCTCGATATCCTAAAGACCCTGCCGAAAGTGCCTACCTACTTCACGCAGGGAACCGGATACCACGAGCTAGACGATGGCCGGCCGGTAGAAGAACATCTCGCCCGGGAGATGGGCGGCGAGTTTGGCGATGATCTCATTATTGATGAGTGTGGGATCCGTATGCAGGTCGGGCACACCATCAACTCTTCCTCCTCATCCTGGCAGTATTGGTGTTATTCGGGCGATACTGAAGTCCTAACTCCGAACGGCTGGAAAAAGCACGAGGATGTATTACCCGGGGAGTCTATCGCAACCTATTTCCCCGACATTGGGAAGTTGAAATTCACTCCCCCAAAAAGTCTGTTCCGCGCCCCGTATACTGGAGATATGATCCACTTCACAAACCAGAAAGGATCAGACATTTTTGTCACACCTAACCATAAAATGTGGGTTTCAAAAGACAATAAATGGAGATTCTGTGAAGCCGAGACTTTATTAAACTCCAGAAGGATTGACACGTTAGGCATCTCACCATTTGAGGATGATCCCGCATCAGGCATCATAGCAATCTCATTCCCCCCTGCAACCCAAGATTATCCCGGGCATCCACCCAAACATGAAGAGATAAGAATATCTGTAGAAGATTGGGCGGAGTTCTTAGGTTATTATTTGAGCGAGGGAGGGCGTCAGATTGACCCCTCGAATAGTAACCACCAGGTTACATTCTCACAGAAAGCCCCAGAAAATATAGAGATGATGGAATCTTGTTTTAAAAAGATTGGATTCCATTATTCAAAACGCATCACTCCAGAATTAACCCAATTTGTATTTAATAGGAAACAACTTTGGCAATATCTTGAGCGGTTCGGGAGTAAATCCGATACAAAATATATCCCTCGGGATGTATTCGACTACCCTCTATACGCATTAAGAAAACTCTTCAATGCAATGATGTTGGGGGACGGCACGTATGATCCACGAAATGGATCTGCAAGTGCGTACTATACCTCATCTCTGCAATTAGCTAACGACTTCCAAGAGCTCGCGACCAGATTGGGGTATATGGCCCGGGTGGTTCTCCATTACCTGAAGAAAGAGCCGCATCATAAAGACATGTATCGGGTATACATCAAGGCCCCAACAAATTGCGTGTCACTGAACAAACCAGATAAAATAAGTTATCATGGTTACGTGGTTTGTTTTGAAACTGAAACTGGGTTATACCTCACCCGCAGACTTGATTCATACCCCACCATCCAGGGGAACACCACCGCGATCGCTCGTGACCTGCTCCTGCTGGCGCTGCATAACGCCGATCAGAAGTACGGGAAGGTTGACGTTGCCATCCGCTCACATCGCCATAACTTCTGCGGAGCCATCTTTAAGTCCCAGGTTGGGATCATCACCCCCTGCTGGCAGGCCCGGACACCGTTCGCGGTCAAAAAGGATCTCGTGAGCCCGCCCGATATCGGATACGTCGTCCTACACGTCGGGAAAGATAAGAACGTGATGATAGACCGCAGCGGGATCACGCACCAACCGGGCCCGCCGTCTCGGGTAGTCGGGAGGGATCGGAAGTGACCCTCGAAATAAACCGGGTGTATTGCGGCGATTGTCTGGAGCTGATGAAAGAGATCCCTGATAAGAGCATTGATCTTGTGCTGACCGATCCGCCGTATGGTATCTTAAATTCTTGTGGTTGGATAAATCAACCGGGAAAAAGGATCGGTAAAGCCCCACAGATTGATTATTCAGTGTCTTTTGATTGGGACGAAAGACCAGAAAAAGAGACGTTTGACGAAATAATCCGAGTATCAAACAACCAAATAATATTTGGTGGAAATTATTTCCCTCTCCCCCCTTCTTCTTGCTGGATTGTATGGGATAGAAGAAATGGGGAATGCTCATTTGCTGATTGCGAATTAGCTTGGACCTCTTTCAACACAGCAACAAGAATATTTAGGTATCGTTGGCAGGGGATGCTCCAAGAAGATATGTCTCACAAAGAAGAGCGAGTTCACCCTACCCAGAAACCCCTTAAACTCATAGAATGGTGCCTTCTCAAATATTCCCAACCGGGCGATACTATTCTTGACCCCTTCCTCGGTTCCGGGACCACTGCGGTCGCCTGCGTAAAAACCGGCAGGAACTACATCGGAATCGAGAAGGAACCCAAATATGTAGAGATTGCCTTAAAACGGCTGGAAAAAGTGAACAATCACAAACTAACAGACTTTAGCATTTTGCCCGGGGTGGAAGTATGACCACCCGCCGGATCGTGATCCCTGAACTGGAAGCTGCACCGGCGCAACCCCGACAATATTGGTCCCAACAGGATAAGATGGTGGTTGCGGCATATTACGGCGTTAAAGAAACAGACGCACTCGCCCGGTATCTGGATCGGTCCCTGGCATCAATTCAGTTCATGGCTCGAGTGTTAGGGATCTCGTTCAGCAGTACGGAAGAGGACCGGGATACTGTCACGGGTAGGATAGAGGCGGGCGAGTTATGACCCAAACCGAAATTATCTTACCTCTCGCCGCCGGGATTGCAGGAGGATTAATCGGGGGCTTGGTTAGCCTCTGGATTATCGCAAAGTGGGAGTGGTTACGCAGATGACACAGGACACCCCTCCGCCCGGCAGTCCGGAAGCGGTGAAGGCAGGGTGTAAATGCCCTGTCCTGGACGGTGCCGGTATCCCGGGTAGATACTGGATAAACTGTTGCTGCCCGCTCCATGGCGAGATGAAGGTGAAGGACGAATGACCACCGGATACCTGCGATATTCACGCAAACTGGAACTCGGGATCATGTATTGGGAGATCCTGGCGCCAGCGTTTGAAGCAGGTATCCCGGGCACCGCTGACAACCACGCGATCGCGGAGAATTACTGGTATAATGCTCACATCGTTGTCGATTACCAGATAGGAGCGCAGTTATGCCGGGCCTGACTATACTACCAACCGATATTCTCACCGATATCTGCGCCCATTGTGGGATCGCGATATACAACAAGGAGATAGCAGCGGAATTTAGCGGCAATATCATAGACTATGGTATTGAGGGGGATAAAGGCACGTACCATGGCGGGTATGCATTGTGCGGGGAATGTTGGCTGCGGGTAAGAGAGTCCATGACTACAGATCTGGAAAATGCTGTGCAAAAACGGATATCAATCAAAGAATCAGATGTGGCGGATCGTGGTAAACAGGATTTAAGGAAGGACGGCCTGCAACCACCCATACTTGATAAAAAGGTAGATTCGCCTGCAGTAAAATGTCACCATGATAAGGGATCTGATGGGTGTTGGTGGATATCCATGTCCAAATATAACAAATGCCCGTATCCGTCAATAAAATGCACTCATAAAGTGGGGGATGAGCAGAGATGATCGATGAAGAGAGGGTACTGGAGTTCATACAGGACGAGATAAACTTCTTCACAGATTACCCGGGGCCGTGGAGGTATCGCTTCCTCTGCTGGTTGCTCCGGATCCGGCCACGCCGGGAAACCATTATCGAAGAGCTGGAATTTGTGATCCTGTATATCGAAGCGATGACACACCCCCCGAAGATCCACGGGCAAACCACCACAGGGGAATGGAGCGCCATTTTGAGCTGTGATCGTGCCGCTCTGGAGGATATCGATGTGTATCTATCCGACAGTCCCGCACGATTTGGGTTGGGGGATTGAGGAAGGATGACATCACGACCAGCACATCGCCCTTCAAAATACGATCCTGATCGGCATCCATTATGGGCCGAAGGGCTGGCAAAGCTCGGAAAAGTAGAAGATGATATTGCGGCTGCAATAGGGATTCATGTCTCAACGTTACGCGATTGGAAGAAGAAATTCCCTGAGTTTTCCGTTGCCCTAAAGATCGGCAAGAGTGAAGCCGATACCCAAGTTGAACGCAGCCTGTTTAAACGAGCGATGGGTTACGAGTATGAAGAGGTCAAGACCGTCAACGAAGGAAAACGGGTAGAGAAGACGGTCAAACAGGTCGCTCCGGACGTCACTGCACAGATATTCTGGCTGAAGAACCGGAAACCGGAAGAATGGCGTGACAAGGTCCACCAGGAACACACCGGTCCCGGCGGCGGGCCGATGGTCCACACTGTGAAGCTCAACATCGAAAAGGAGGTGAAGAAGGTTGCTCACCTATTGCCCGATGTCAAGAACTAACCAGATAGGGATGGTATCCCAATACCTCAAAACCGTAAGGATGAACCCATACATCCCGCACGAACCTACTGAGAAACAGGCGTTCTTCCTTTTACATAATTCAACCCCAGAGATCCTTTATGGTGGATCAGCAGGCGGGGGCAAATCTGATGCATTACTCATGGGAGCGCTTCAATACGCAGAGACCCCGGATTATGCGGCGCTCCTGTTAAGGAGGACATACAAAGAGCTCGCGTTGCCGGAAGCTATCATGGACCGGGCGTTTGAATGGCTCACACCAACAGACGCAAAATGGCATGAGGAGGGGAAGACCTGGGATTTCCCGTCCGGCGCAACCCTCACGTTCGGATACCTGGAAGGTCCACGGGACCATTACCGCTACCAATCTTCTGCCTTCCAATACATCGGGTTTGACGAGCTTACACAGTTCAACGAGAACCAATATAGGTATCTCTTCTCACGACTTCGCAGGCTTGCCGGGTCTGATATCCCGATCAGGATGCGGGCTGCAAGTAACCCCGGGGGTGTAGGGCACGAATGGGTATTCAACAGGTTCATCAACCCCGGCACCCGGGAAGACCGGATATTCATACCTGCCACGCTCGGTGATAATCCGCACCTTGACCAGGCACAGTATATTGAAAGTCTTAACAAACTCGACCCGATCACCCGCGAACAGCTCTTAAACGGTGATTGGAACGTCAGGCCGGAAGGTGGATTGTTCAAACGGGACTGGTTCAAGCTGATCACGGCCTGTCCTGACAGGATGATGCAATGCCGGTATTGGGATAAAGCCGCAACACAGGACGGCGGCGATTATACCGTTGGGGCGTTGGTTGGGATCCTTGATGGAATCGGATACCTTTTAGATATCCAACGGGTTCAGCTCTCACCCGGCGGCGTTGAAAAACTCATATTACAGACGGCACAACTTGACGGTCCCAACGTCATGATCCGGATGGAACAGGAACCCGGGAGTTCAGGGGTTGACGTGATCGATCATTATACCCGATACGTCCTGCCCGGGTATAACTTTAAAGGCGTGAAATCTACCGGGTCAAAAGTTGCCCGGGCGACGGCACTTGCGACCATGTTGGAATCCGGCAACTTCCTGGTCCTTACAAGACCGTGGACGAAAGAATTACTTGACGAGTTTATCCTGTTCCCAACCGGCCCGCACGATGACCAGGTTGACAGCGTTGCCGGTGCGTTTAATGCATTAACGTTGGGTATGCAGGAGAGTTACATCTTATCATACGATGATCAGGATTACCAGATATCACCAATTTGAGGAGGGGATGAAAAACAATGACACGTAAGAAACCGACATTATCTGAACAGGTCGAGAACCTGAAAGAGGCCGTAGTAACAGAAGCAAACAACCGGGAGATGCTGGAAGAGGCACTATCCGTCCTTGAATCTCAGCTTATAGAACAGGGTTGGAACCGGTTATTTGGTGAGACGAAAGAACTCTCGAAACCCGCGCTTGACACACTATACGACCTCGGGCGGACATACTGGTTGAAGAACCCGCTGATCCGCCGTGCGGTCGAAGTCCAAGGTATGTATATCTTCGGGCAGGGGATGAGCCAGAAGAGCACATGCCCGGAAGTTGACGAGGTGATCCAGCGGTTCATTAACGACCGCAAGAACTATAGCTCGTTCACCGGGCATCAGGCATGGGTTCAGAACGAACGCGACCTGCAGTTAGCGGGGAACTTGTTCTTCGCGCTGTTCACGTCACCAACGACCGGCAGGGTCACCATCAGAGCGATACCGTTGTATGAGATTACCGATATCGTATGTAACCCCGAAGATCTCAAAGAACCGTGGTACTACAAACGGGAATACCAGCAGACCACCACCAACCCGGAAAATGGATTGGTCGATGTCAAAACCCATATCACATATTACCCGGACTGGAAATATACGCCAACCGATATGCCGGACGAGTTCGCCGGGAAACCTGTGGAATGGGCCGCGCCGGTTTACCATGTGAAAACCAATTGTCTCCCGGATATGAAGTTCGGTGTATCCGAGATCTATTCAGCGATTGATTGGGCCGGTGCATACAAGAAGTTCCTGGAAAACTGGAGCAAACTGACGGAAGCATACGCCCGGTTCGCATGGAACATGACCACGAAAGGCGGGCTGCAGAAAGTCAATGCCGCGAAAGCGAAGATCGAACGGTTGGTAGGGAAGACCGATCCGAACGCCACCACGGATATTGAGAGCAGCCTGCAAACCACCCGGTTACCTGTCGCCAGCACGTTCGTATCGGGTGAGAGTGTTCAGCTAACCCCCGTCAGGACACAGGGCGCAACCACCTCCTCGGAAGATTCACGCCGGTTAATGTTAATGGTCGCCTCATCAAGCGGTATCCCGGAACAGATCCTGACTGGCGACCCATCCACCGGCAACCTCGCCACCGCGAAGGCTATGGAACGCCCGCTTGAGCTCCAGTTCACGAACAGGCAAACGTTATGGAAAGACGTCTGGTGGGATATCCTGCAGTACGTGATTGACCGCGCTATCCTGACCGGGCACCTGCCAGGATACGAGCTTGAAGACCCGTATACCGAAGAGGTCCGGGTCATGCTGGATATCGATGGGGTGGACCCCGTAACCCGTGACGTGGTGATCGAGTTCCCGCCGCTGTTAGAACATGATATCACGCAGACCGTGCAGGCGATCGTCACGGCGGCAACCCTTGACAATAAAACTCTTGCCGGGACGATGGACCGGAAGACGATGGCACGGTTGTTACTCCAGGCATTGAACGCGGATGATGTTGAGGAGATCCTGGAGAAACTGCCGGAAGAACCGCAGTATGATAGGATCACGGCACCACCAGCACAGGACCAGGGACAGGACATGCACGGGTATGGCGCGGACCCTCTGGAATACACCACGGCGTCTATCGAGAACCTGATGATGGATACGATCAAGGATATGCGTGACGCAGCGCGAGAGGTCCGAAAGGCCCCTTTTGAGGAGGCGGATGAGGAAGGCAAGTGGGTGACAATTAACGGTACGCATATCCTCATTAAAGACGGGGAGACTGCAGGGCAAGCATTCGAGCGGACCACCGGGAAGAAGTTGGATGCAGGCGGCGAGAAACCAAAAGAAGGTGGAGTTCCTACAGAGAGAGCTAAAAGAGCGGTGATACCTAACCCTCTGTATGATGATGTGAAAGATAAATTACCCCTAGATTATAAAACTGGAACATCATCGGAAGAGATAAAATCGGTAGGTAAATATTTTAGTGAGAATGTGCCTGGGGGTTATGAAGATATAAAAACTGCATTGCGTTCGGGAGATATACCCCCAGAAATGCAGAAAGATATAGATAATATCGATGCCGTAATGCAAAGATCGGCATTAAAATCTGATGTTAATCTATTCCGGGGGGTTGATGAACAAACGGCAGAGAAAATCTTATCAACCGGAATCCATAATGACAAGTCATTTCAGTCCACCTCTGTAAATATGAACCGTCCATTAAGTTTCGCACAAGACGGTGCAAAAGAATATAATAACGTATTGGTAATCCATGGAAAATCAGGGGATAAAGGTATTAATGCCGGTAATGCATGGGGGGAAGCTGAAGTACTCCTTGACCGCAATCAAACATATACACTGGCCGGGGTAAAAATAGCGGACGAAATGCATGGTCAGGTGCCAAGCGGTGCCACTGGCAAATATATGGTTAGAAACGGAAAACCGATCAGATTATTAATTTTAGATCGGAAGGCTCCGCTGAAAGAATCCGACGATGAGGGCAACTGGGTCACGATCAGCGGGAATCACGTCCTGATCGGGAAGGATGGGACTATCAAGAGTGGGTTTGGTAAGGGCAAGACTCCCGAGCAGGCGTTTGGGAAGGGTGCGGGTGGTGGAAAAGAACAGGGTAAACCGCCAGCAACAAACAGGTTACAGGGTGACGAGTTGGATAAAGTTTATGATAACTTTGAAAATAAACACCCTCAGGCGAGACTGAGCGGAGCTGAATATGCAGATAAGGAATCTCTTACCACCATAACAACCCAGTTTGCATCTATAGAAGAGAAATACCCAGAGGGAAAAGTGTCAGGTATCTCTTTCGATAGCATAAGTGACAGAGAGGGGAAAATGTTGGCAGCCACCAACGAATATAACGAGATCATATTCAACACAGATCATTTTTCCGGGAGTAAAGAAGACACGATAAACACAATCCGCGAATCACAAGATCGGGGTTGGATGGTGAAAACACACGACCCGGTAGGGGGAATCCTGGCACACGAATACGGTCATGCCTATTATCAGGAGATGTATAAAGACGAATTGATGAGACCAAAACTTGACGAGTTAGCAAAAACGCCGTTCACAAAGGATCAACTGTCAGAATATGCATTCACAAGCAGGGAAGAAGCATTTGCTGAAGGATTCGCAGCTCTGAACTATGGATCCAGCCGCGAAACACTGACTTCTGAATATGTGAAGAAACAACGCGAACTTATCCAGGAGTTCAAGAAATCAGAGTATAGAGTCAAAAGAGGTGTTTAAAATGCAAGTTTTACCCCCGATCTGTCTTGATTGCATCCACTATACCGGCGGTCTGAAATGCAAGGCATACCCGGATGGTATTCCAGAAGCGATCATCCTGTCAAAAGTTGATCATAAAAAACCGTATGAGGGAGATCACGGCATCCAGTTTGAGGAAAGGACAGAATGACTAAAAAGGATCTCCGTCCACTGATCGAAGCCACCCGGCGATACAACCGGCTCAAAGGGGTACGGGATACTGAGAAACAGCTCAGGTATTTCGAGCGGAAGTTTGCGGAAGAGCTCGGCGTCCTGTTCATAGATCAGGGTAAAATATTCCTGGAACTGTTCGAGAAGATGCAGCAGTATTTCAAAGAAGAGATCCAGCGTGATACAGAATATTCGTTCAATACAATGGAATACGTGACNTTCAACCGGTTCAAAGATCTGGTAATCAGNTACCGGTTGTTAGGNGCGAAAGTTGCNGAACAATCNATATTATCCACNATGGATATAGAGACCTCGTTTGACAAGTACGACGCNGANGCNTATACCGCTCTCGAACAGACCGCAGCGGAGAGNGTGACCGGGATCAACGATACCACCCGGGGCCGGATAAAAGAGATCATCATGCAGGGGTATGAGGAGAGGAAAACATACTCCCAGATCGCAAGGGACATCAAGAACGAGTTTAACGAGTTCGCGGCACCTGCACCGCAACGACATGTCAGGAACCGGGCGGAAGTGGTCGCGGTTACCGAGTTAAGGGACGCTCATGAGACATCGCAGCGGAACATGGTCCAGACCTTCGCAGACCGCGGGTATGAGATGGAGAAGTCCGCGATGGTTACCAAAGACGAACGGTTATGCCCGATATGCCGGGCGAATGCAGAGGCCGGATGGATCCCATTCAATGCCTTGTTCCCGGACGGTAATATCCAGGCACCCTTCCACCCGGTATGCAGGTGCCGGACGATCCACCGGGTTAAACCCGGGACGATGGGCGTGGTCCCGGTAGCAGCAGGAGCGTGATAATTATGGGCACCATTTTTGTAAGGGAACAGGATAAAGTGGCAGAGAAGATCCGGCGACTTGAACGTGACAACAAAGATCTCCAGGGTGAGATCAATATCCTGAAATTAAGACTGGCGGCACTTGAAAATGAAAGGAAACCACTTAGCGAACCCACCGGCAGTAAAACCGCTGTCCGGAAGGGAAAGAAGGCTGTTGCTCCTGCTGTATGAGGATGGAGCATTCGCAGACGGCGGGCTCTCGTATGGGACAGCCGCAACTATCTTAACGTGGGCCTATCCACAGGATAACGGCGGGACCAGAACACGGGACGGGATATACCGGTTTTTGCGGCGGGTAACCACAAACCTTTAATACTTATACAGTTAAATTAACACTGTTAACAAATGCCACAGATGAAACTTACCGGCCCGCCATGGCCTCGACCAGTCCCGGCATCTGTCAAGGAATCGGTATCCTGGAAATATGACATTCCGGATCCCGGGTTCCGCAGGCGGGCGCATGGGTTACCATGCGTAAGGTAAGGATATCCAACAGAACGCGGATAAACGTCCTCATATTCGCGTTGTAGCGGCGATACTCAGGAAAGGTAGGGTGATTATACCCTCTCGAATACTCCATTTTATCCGTTCTATAAATAGTTTCACCAGAATATATATAGTCAATGCCCTATTCTTCTCCTGCGGATCTACCGGATTCTGTTAAGGGCACATTGCCGGTCCATGCACAGGAGATCTATCTCTCAGCTTACAATTCTGCATTCTCGGGGGCATGTAAAGAACGTCAGGACAAAGAGGCGTGTTGTGCATCGATCGCATGGGCCGCCGTAAAACGATCTTATGTGAAACTACCTGATGGAACATGGCGGCCAACCCCAGAGAATCATACCCGGGAGGAGGCTGACAATGTGACGGATAATAGTGAACAAGAACTTGAACAGTTTGAAGAAGCGATCTTACCGGCGCAGTTACCCCAGAATTTCATTAAAGAGGATGGGACCGCCCGGATCAGGATCATCAAACCGGGTTGGGGTAGTTCAGGATACTATTCTGAACAGATGTTAGCTCGGGACGCCGGGAAAGTCTACACCCCCGGGCTCCACATGTACCTTGACCACCCGACCACGGCGGAAGAACGGGCCCGGCCTGAACGGTCACTGAAAGATCTCGCCGGTGTGATATCCGGCAACGTTGCGTATGAGAAGGATGGACCGGCAGGTCCGGGCGTCTACGCAGACGCTACGATCTTCTCACCGTACCGGGGCATGTTACGCGAGATGGCACCACACATCGGGGTATCTCACCGGGCACAGGGGAAGTCGAAACCGGGCACCGCTGACGGGAAAACCGGCTCGATCATCGAATCGTTAGAGCGGGCGTATTCGGTAGATCTGGTCACCGTCCCGGGTGCCGGGGGTAGTCTGATCCAGGTCTTCGAGAGCTGGCGGGAGAACGGCACGACGAACACGAACCGAACAGAGGAAGAAAACATGACTGAAAAGAAGATCACGGTTGAGCAGGTCCGGTCAGACCCGGCGCTCATGAAAGAGCTCAGAGAAACCATCCTCCGCGAACAGGCTGAAGGCGAAGGCGAGGGAGAAGGCGGGATGTCCCGCGAGGAAGAGCTCATGGCACAGATTGCGGAATACAAGAAGAAGATCGCTGAGCTTGAAGCCGAACTTGACCGGATGAAGGAGAAGGAAGCTGTCGGTGACGCGGTAGGTATGGCTACGGAAGAGGTTGCCAAAACGGGCCTGCCGGACATCACGAAACAGCGTCTGATCGAATCTCTACCCCGGCGGATAGTTGTCAAAAACGGACAGCTTGACCGGGAATCGTTCGGTAAGGTTGTCCAGGAGACCATCAAGTCCGAGACTGAATACATCGCCAAACTCACCGAAGCCGGACGTGTCCGGGGGTTCGGCGGCGGGAAACATACGGGTGACAAGAACACCAGGGACGCTCTTAAAGAGTCGTTCAGAGCGGCGTATCTTGCACAGGGGTTCCCGCTGGAAGAGGCAGAGAAGCGGGCGACCGTCGCGGCAGAGGGCCGCTGAAACCAATCTCAAAATAAGGAGGTAAAAAAATCATGTGTGAATATCCAATTACCGGCCAGAGTGCCGGAAATGAAGCGTCATCTACATACGAGGGTAGGTATATCACGGTAGTCGAATCCGAACTGACGCACCCCTACCATGCGGACGGGCTTGTTGACAAGGGCGATCCAGTTCTCCACGGAGCAAACCTTGTCGGTGTGGCAATGACCAGCGCGGCGGCAGCTACCGATCTCATCAGTATCGACACTGAGGGGAGATGGTATCTGAACGTGTTTGGGAGTGTCAGTGACGGTACCAGCGACGGTATCGCCAAGGCGCTGACATACGGCGACCCGGTCTATATCATGGTCACCCCGGGCACTAATACCGTTGTCCTCTCTGGTCAACAGGATCCGTATCATTTCAGGCCGTTTGGGTTCGTGCTCGGTGCAGTCTCAGCCAGCACGACCAGTGAGACGCTTGTCGCGGTCAAGGTCCATAACGACTTCGTACCGCTCGGTGGGATCCTACATTTCGGCAGCGGGTCAACTGCAGCCGGGAACTTCCTGCTTGAAGGGTCAACCACGATCCGGCAGGCCAAACTCATTGAAGCATGTGTCGCTCCTGCTACCGTCATGCTTGCAGGCGAACAGATCCACGGGATCAACATGCGGGTAGTTGACAACCTGATCGGGACCGGCGGAGAGATCACGGCTGCCGAGTTCAAGGTTGTGAGGGACGAGGCTACGGATGCCACTGTCACGTCAATGACCGCGCTAAAACTTGATACTGACAACAAGAACGGCGGGATCGCCCCGTTTGTCCGTGGTCTTGATATCATGATGGAAGGTGCACCCGGGACCACTCCTGCGGTGAGGTCTGCAATCCATATCAATTCCGGTGGGACGGCAGGGACGCTTGAAGCCTTGCTTGAGATTGACGCATTCACCGTTTGTGGCGGCGTGGCATCTGATGTCCTGGACACTCCGTCAGGCACAATCGCGGTCAATGTCGCTGGAGTAATTCACTATATCCAGCTCTACAGCACGTAGACGGGGGGAAACAATCACATGAACGCGAAAACTGAACTGCAGAAAAAGATGGCTGACTGGAACCGTCGTATCGGAGAACTTGCATATCAGAAGATCCAGATTGAATCGGATATCAAAACTCTGGAGGCGGCGGTACAGGCCGGGCAGGCAGTTCTCGCGGACATGACCACTGAAGAAGCGATCATACAAGCAAAAAAGAATGAGGAGGAAAATAACAATGTCTGATTTTCTCACAATGATGGAATCATGGTCCGGGTTCTCGGGAGTTCGCCAGAACATCGATGAGGCCGGAATGGCTGCTGCTCTGGACCTGATCCAGAACCGGGCCGGGTATTCACCCCGCAGGCACGCGGCAGTACTTGAAGAGGCAATAACCACGTCCAATTTCCC